AGTGGAGATGACGATGAAAACAACCCTGACGAAACAGACGAGAAATAGCCTGCTCGCCATGCTGACCTGGCAGCCGCTCGCCATGAGCAAGGCCGGGCTCAACGCCATGCTGGCGGCGCTCGAAATGGCGGAGCCCTCCGCCCTCTGGGCAAACCCGGGCGACGCGGCGAATCGCAGCGGCACGACGATCATGCGCGACGGCGTGGCGGTCATCACGATCCACGGCCCCATCTTTGCCGGCGCCGTGTGGCTGTCGGCGTTTTTCGATTTGGCGGATCCCCAGCAAATCGCCCTGGATCTGGTCCATGCGCTCGATGACCCAAAGGTCAATGCCGTCCTCCTCGAGGTCAATTCCCCCGGCGGGCAAATCACCGGCGTCAACGAGCTGTCGCAGATGATCCGGGAGGCGCGGGGTCAGAAACCCATCGTCGCCTACGTGTCCGGGTCCGCCGCGAGCGCCGCCTACTGGATCGCAAGCGGAGCAGACGAGATCGTGATGGAGGAGACGTCATCTGCCGGGTCCCTCGGCGTGATCGTGCGATACCCCAAAAAATCGCAGAACGACTACGCCGTTGAGATCATATCGAGTGCGAGCCCCAAGAAGCGCGTGGATCCGGAGAGCGACGAAGGCCGTGCCCAGATCCTGGCGTATGCCGATACGCTTGCTGAAGTTTTCCTTTCGACCGTTGCTGAAAATCGGGGCGTCTCGATCGAGACCGTTAAAACGGATTTCGGCCAAGGCGACATGCTCGTAGGAAAACAGGCCGTTGACGCGGGCCTTGCAGATAGCGTGGGGACCTTCGAGGCCCTCATGGAGCGTTTATCAACCTCAAACTCAAATACCAGGAGGACAACAATGGACAAGACAGCGATCACTACTATCATCCAGCTCGCAGCGGCCTATCCGGAGCTTGTGGCTCAGATGCAGCAGGCGGCCCGCGAGGAAGGCGTCAAATCCGTGGACGTGGTCGGCGCCGGAAACGACGCCGCCGGCAAGGAGCGCACCCGCATCCTGGGGCTTGCGGCCATCCAGTTCGGCGTGGAGGCTTCCGACAAGCTCAAGGCCGTCGTCGTCTCGGGCGTGACGGTCGAGCAGTTCCAGGCCATCACGGCGCTCAACCCGCCGGCCAAGGAAATCAAGACCAAGGGCGACGAGACGCGAGAGAAACTTCTTTCGGCCCTGGAACAATCGGGGGCGGTAAATCCCGGTGCCGGCGGCGGGGACAACACGACGGGCGGCAAGGATTTCATTCAGATGGTCGAGGCCTATCGCTTCGAGCATAAATGCACGAAGGCGGTGGCCATGCAGGCCATCAGGGCACAACATCCGGAGGCCCACGAGGCGTGGCTGAAGAAGGCGAATCAGGGATAAGCCACCGGCGTACGGTAAAAACCCAAGACTGGATTCTCCCGCTACTGCGGGGGAATGACGGGAAGGACAGGAGGAACGACTATGTGGAATGAAGGACCTGCAACGTTTAAAGCCGGCGAGGCCCTGGAGGCCAGGCGCCGGGTAAAAATCGAAAGCGGAACCGTAACGGATCCGCCTGAGGTTGTCTACGCGGACGCGGGCGAGGACTTTATCGGTGTCACGGAATACGCGGTTGCAGATGGCGAAGATATCACTATCAAGCTCCAGAATCAGCCGGGCATCTTTGAAATCGAGTGCATTGTGGATTCGGCCATTGGCCGCGGCACCGTGCTCTATGGCGCGGCCGACGGCCGTGTTTCCGATGCCAGCTCCGGTACCGCTCAGGGGATTTCCCTTGAAGTGGGGGCGGACTATCAACATATCCAAGTGGCCCTCTGGAACGTGAAGAGCACGACGGCCGCGACCGTGTCCCTGGCGGATGCCGGCGGCCTCACGGCGCAGACGACCGTTGAGGCCGTCATCGCGGAGATTCTGACCGGGCTGCTCACGGCTCAAGCCACGATTATGGTGCCCCTCGCCGGCATCACTATGGAGGATGGGACGGTGCTCACCACGCAGGCCACTACGGTTGCAGGTATCGCCCAGATCGCGGACAAGGAGCAGGTGATAATGATTCCGGTTGACTGCTCGAGCGGGGAGGCGCTGGGCTTTACCGTGCCCATCCCCCAGGACCTGGACGACGGGGAAGACGTTACCGTCCATGTGCTTGTGGGCAAGGATGCGAACCTCGACAGTCTCACGATCGATTGCGAGGTCTTCCCCTGCGCGGTGGGGGACACCGCAAACGCAGACATCCAGGATACCGCGGCCACGGCGATCGCGGCCGCGGCCGCCGAAGAGCTTGTTTTTACCTGCGGGGCCGACGGCGTGCTTGCGGCCCCCGGGACGCTCTCGGTCGTTTTGACCCTCGGCGGGACCAACGACGGCGATGCCGTTTACATCTATGGCGCCTGGGTCGAGTACACGAGAAAGATCCTCGCGGCATAATCAACCACCGGGACGGCGTGGAAGCCGTCCCTCCAGGAAATCGAATCGAGGAGGTAACGACATATGAGACCTGTATCAGGAGCAGCGATTTACAGACCGGACATCGGGGTCCAGGTACTGGAGTTTGCGGAAGGCCCGGCCGTAGCCTTCATCGGGCTGCAAGTCATGCCCATCTATCCGGTAGACGAGCAGGCTGCGAGCTATCTCGTCATTCCCAAAGAGGCCCTGCTCAAGATCCCCAAGACCAAGCGGGGATCCCGGGCCAAGTACAACCGGAACGATTGGAACTACGAAAACGGGATTTACTCCACCTCGGAGCAGGGGACCGAGGAGCCGGTGGATGACGGCGAGCGGTCCAAGCTCGATCGCCGGGCCCCGGGCCTGGCCGACCGGGTCGCCACGCGGCGGGCCTGGAACATCATCATGCGCGGCCAGGAGCAGCGGATCGCCAGCATGGTCTTCAGCGCCGTAAACTTCAGCGCCCACGCGGTGACCCATGAATGGGACGATTCGACCAACGCGGTGCCCATCAACGACGTGGACACCGGAAAAAACTCGATCCGGCTGGCCTGCGGCATGGTGCCGGACACCCTCATCATCAGCTACAGCACGTTTCTCAATCTCCGCAATTGCGAACAGATTGTGGGTCGCCTGAAATACACCTTTCCCGGCATGGAGATCGGGCAGATGGGCTCCCGCGAGCTCGCGCAGATTTTCGATCTCGCAAAGGTGCTTGTGGGCGGCGCGGTTTACGACTCTGCAGGGGCGGGACTCGATGCCTCGATTGCGGACCTTTGGTCTAATGAATACGCCATGCTGACCATCACGGCGCCCACCATGGCGTCGGATGAGCTCGCGTCGCTGGACATCTTGACGCCCTGCATCGGGCGGACGTTTCTCTGGACGGAAGATTCGCCGCAGAACCCGATCGTGGAGGTCTATCGCGAGGAGGCGATCCGGAGCGATGTCTACCGGGTGCGCCACCACGTGAGCGAGTCGTTGATTCAGAGCAAAGATACCTCCGGCACGGTGGTGAGCGACATCAGCGCCGCGTGCTCGTATCTGTTTAGCAACATTACTACGTAAAAAGATTGAGTTGGATTCAGTTCACGGCCAGCTGAATCCAACTCAAACGAGAGCAAAAGAAAAGGCAGTAGGTGAGAAGAGCAGAAGATGAGAAGTTTAGTTTGCGGATTTTCTAACCTTCTGCCTTTACGGGGTTTTCAGAATGCTCCACTTCCGTGCCGACATGACCGGGCTTCGTAATGCCGCTAAAGCGTTGGGGGCCGTGCCCGCCCAGATCAACCGGGCGCGGAAGTCGGCTTTGTCATCGACGGCGTACATGAGCATGCACGAGTTGCGGAATCACGTGGAGTACGGCGGCACAAACTGGAAGCCGCTCCACCCGTTAACCAAAAAACTAAAAGGAAAATCCATATCCGCCAAGAGCCCGCTTTTCAATTTGGCAAAATGGACTCGATACAGAATCAACAAGGAAGGAACATTCGCGGATATCGATTTCGGAAAAAGCCGCATCGGAGAGCCGGGAACTTTTGATCCTGAAATTGTCGCTTTGGTCAAGCGGCACGACGAGGGCCTGCGGATTCCCGTGTCGGAAAAAATGCGCGGTTGGATGCCATGGATCTCCCTGCCCAGAAAAAGAAGAAGCATTGAACCCAGACGCAGCAAGTATCCCAGCAAGCATGCCCTCAAACCGAAAATGTTTGTAGCTGGCAAGGATTATTTCCCGCTCCGCAAGAGCACCACGCACATCACGATCCCGGCCCGCCCCATCTTCGCGCCGGTTTGGCGCAAGATCCAGCCGAGGCTGGGGCCGCATTTTGACGGCAAATTTCGCGCCGCGATTGTGCGGTACCTGAGCGGAGGAATCAAAACCTAAGATGGTCTCTCACGGAGGCACAGAGCCACAGAGAAAGGCAAAGACTTTTTTTGTTTTCAAACCAAACATAAATTCGGTTTTCTCTGTGAGAGAAAGGTTTGAGGTTTTTAGATGACTGCTTTTGACGATGCCGCAGAAGACCTGTTCAACGCCTGGCCCGAAAAGGTGACAGGGACCTATTTCCCGCCCGTGGGGGATCCGGTGACGCTCCAGCTCATCGTGGATGAAGATGCGGATCTCCAGCTCGGAGGCTACGACGGGAGATACATCCAGCAGCGGCAGAACGGCATCGTAGTCCACTGCCTGCGGAGCGCCTTATCGGAGGCCCCAACGCCAGGTGGTACATTCGAGGCATCGGACCGGTCCTACTCGGTCCAATCGCTGATCGCTAAAGATAAGTGGTTTTACGCGACACTCGTCAAGGACGTGACACTATGAGCTATTCGGCCATCCTTGCCCGGATCAAATCGACGCTTGACGCCCTCAACCAGGGGACGGTGTATGACTACGAGGTGATCGTCACGGACCCGCAGGGCGACTGGGGCACGGACCTGGATTTTTTCCGCCAGAGCGATAACACGATTGAGGGCTGGACGTGCCACCGGGAAAGCGTAATCCAGAGCCAGGAGACCATGGGCGAGATCGGGCGGTTGCACGGGTTTGTCCTTCGCCGCATCAAACAGGCCGCCGCCAACAAGGCCGTCGATGCCGTTTTCCAGGCGGAAATCGACGCCGCGATTGACGCCTTCAACACGGATGAAACCCTAAGCGGCACCTGCGAGACCACCCGCCAGGAAGGGGTGGGGCTCCAGGCCGACTACATCGGCAAACGCATGGTGGGAGACATTTGGTGCAACGCGGCCGAATGCCGCCTCTCCGCGCTCGAAAGGATTGCAGATTGAAAACAAAAATCGGTCTCTCACGGAGGCACAGAGGCACGGAGAAAAGCAAATCTTTGTTTGGTTTGAAAACAAAAGTCTTTGTTTTTCTCTGTGGCTCTGTGTCTCTGTGAGAA